TCGTTGCCGACGACCTCGATCAGCGGCGGTGTGATGATCGGCGGGAACACCCGCATGGTGCCGAGTACCCGCGGCACCGAGCCCCCCTTGGCGATCATGTTGCCCGATAGCGAAGCGGCCTCGTTGGTGCCGTTGTCGGCCGAGACGACGCCCTGATTGGCCTTGAGCGTCGGGGGCGGCGCCAGCGCCGCAACGGCAAGCGCGCCACCGATGCCGATCGCGGCGCCGGCAAGCGAGGCGCCGACCGTGCCGGCTCCGAAACCGGCAAAGCCGAGAGCGCCGCCAGAAACGGCGGCGGCCGCGACCAGGACCGCGATCTCGGCGACGGAGGCCAGTGGATTCTTCGAGCCGCCGCCTCCTGATCCGCCACCGCGGCCGCCATTGCCCAGCGGCAGGCTGAAGACCACGGTGACGTCGCGCGTGATCAGCGGCTTGAGCCGCACATGCGGCCACATCGCCCGCGGCACGATCTCGCCATCGAGACGCGCCACGCAGCGCTCGTGGAAATGCAGCGGCAGGTCCGACTGTGATGCGAGAATTTCCGCGATCGAGACAGTCTGCCCGGACAGCCAATTGATCGGCAGCATGCGCACGCGGCCATCGAACGGGCGTTCCTTCAGCGCGACGCAGGGATGACGGAGCGGAGCGTTCATGCAAGGCCCGAATGCCGATAAAAGCCGACCATGCGCGCGCGGATGCGCATATTGTCGAGGCGCATCACCATCGATGCTGGCGAGCGCCACACATGCAGCAGAAGATCCGACGCGACGACGATGCCGGTATGAAGCGGCCGGCCACTGAGCAGCGCCACATCGAATTCGCGCGGCGATCCGCTCACTGGCAGCCAGGTCGAACTTGCCGCGACCTTTCGGGTCAGTTCGATCGCCTCGGCGATATCGGCCGCCGAGACATCGGCGAACGGATCGACCTCGATCCCGGCCCGATGCTTGAGCACGAGATGCACAAGGCCCCAGCAATTGCAGCCGCGGAAATCGTGGCCATCATCCTTGTAGGGAACGCCGATGAAACGCGCGCACCATCCCGGCACATTTAGCGGAACAGTGCTGGCGTGACGGCTGGCGTGGTCCTGATCGCTGGCCATGGTTCCGTCGTGATGTCGTAACTGAGGATATCGGCGGTGAACTGCATGGCGTCGAATTGCACATTGCGCAGGAACATGAGCTGCGCGACATATTCCGGCGCCGGCGTGCCGATCGGATTGCGCGGCGTGGAATTGTCGAAATCAGACTTGACCAGAAGCTCAAGCTTGATCTGCGCCGCGTCCGTCATCGCCAGCACCGCCTCGCCGATCCGGCGATCGACGTTCGGCACGGTCACTTTTGCTTGCGGCGGATTGTCGTCATCGCTGACGAACGAGATCGAAATGCCGGTCCCGAAATAGGTGTTGCCGTTATAGACGTAGTCTGCGACGTCGCTGTTCACGCAGATCGGCACGGCAAGCGCCGGATGCGTGATGGTGGCGAAGATGATGACGACATCTTGTCCGTTCGTGGACTCGATCTCGTCGCGGAAGGTCGCGCTGATGGTGCGCATGCCCTAACGGAACGACGCCGCTGCAAAGACTGGCCCTGTCGCGGCCGCTTCTGTGTCCGACACCCCGTAGCTGGTTTGCGCCCCGGCAAATGCCTCGCTGGCTGACGATAGCGTCGTCACGCCGTATTGGGTGTCAGTATCCTTGGTCAAGTTTGACCAGGTGCTGCTCGTCGCCGAATTATCGCAGCTCATCGCCACCGCGACGCCACCGGCAAGAATGCTTGACAACGTCATGGTTCCTCCGTTCGTCGTGCTGGACGCGGAAGCTGTCGCGGTAAGAGACTGTTGATTTTGCGTCGCATAAACTGATATCGCCGCGCGGAGTGCCGCAGATCCGAGAACGGCGGTTATCGTCACGCCTGTGGTTCCAGTCGGAACATTGGCCGTCCAGAACGACGCGCGATTAAACGAACTCGCGGCGGTCACTTGCTGCGACGCAGAGACTCCATTGATGGTCACGCTCGAAACCGATGGTGCGCCGGTCGCGCTATCGCAAAGCCCGACAATTATGTCTCGCCCTGGACTCGGATTGCTTCCGAGCGACGACGTGAAATTATATGTCGTCGCTGCGCTGTTGATCGCGACAGCGTTGATAAAGGAAATCGACGCCGAAAGATTTGCGCCAGATAGATTGAAGCCGCCGAACGGCTGCGCCCAAGCCGACGTAAGGGACAGGAATGCCCAGAGGAAGAAGCCTGCAAGACATCGGTACATCAATGCGATGGCCCTTTGACGGGAGCGCCGAGCACGATGCTCGTGCCGGCGTTGTTCACATAATAGCCGAAATAATCGACGGCGCTCGCGGTTGTTGAAAGGACGATCGTCGACGTGCCTCCCGAAAAGACATATTCGCTGCCCCAAGTGCCAATGGTTCGGCTGCCGCTGCCGTCCTGGTGAAATTCGATGATGCCCGTCTGGCCGGGGACGAGCGTAGTGCTAGGATTCGCAAGCGTGCACGGACATGCGGACGTCAGATCGAATTCGAAGTTCTGCGCGGTGTCGAAATTCGGCGTGAAGGTCGAAGTCGACAGCGCGGTATTGTTCGGCGTGCCACGCTGCGCGCCGGCCCAGCTATTCTTGCCAAGACTAATGCAACCGGTCGTGGCCGAGGTCGCATTGGGGCACTGGCTCGACGCTAGCGACCCGGAAAGATCGGAAAATCCCGGCTGCGCACATGACGGCACTCCGAGTCCCGAAATCTGATTGATATATTGATGCGCGCTGCAGGTAATACTCTCGACGCCGCCAATGGTCGACGGCTGGGCTGGCTGCAGATTGAGTTTGCCGCCGCCGACCGCAAGACCCGTCCCGGCGACCGCCGTCATGACGTATGCCGCAAGCGCAGATGGCGTCGTCGTGACGGCCGGATTGCCGCCTTGATACATTGGAATAAGCTCGGTCCCACCAAGCGATGCGCCGGAGCCAAGCTGATTGATCAGAAGCCGCGTCTGCGCAATGGCACCGCCGATGCAGACGGCGATCAGCACAATCGCGAAAGACCATGATTTCAGGCGTGCCAGCATCATTGCACCGCGATGTCGTCGCCAGCGGGCGAGCCATAGCCAAGATTGACGCCTACATCGGCCTCGAGCACGGTGCCGGAATAGCCGCCGCCCGAGAGCAGTCGAAGTGTGAAGGTGATCTCATACATCGGCCCCTGCACCGAATTTAGCTTTGGTGCCGGCCCTTCGAACTGGAACACGCCTGCAGACAGATTGCGGGGATGCACCCAGGTGAAAGGCTGAGAACCGTCAAGCAGCGTAGCGCGATAGAAGGTCTTCAGCGTGTCCCAATCCGCCGACGACAGCCACATCTTGCAGCCAATTACGTCCTGCGGATTGAGGCTGCGTTGGCGCAGGATCGGCGCGCCGGCATTCTGGTCCGCCTTGAAAGTCTCGATATCGGCGTCGGGCGTCTCGCCGTAGTTTTGCTGTTCGACGATCTGATTGATCGCCGAGGGAAACGCCGCATAGGCCATGAGCGCCCCCGATCCGGAAGTTATCCCCTGCGCGCATGGCGGGAAGAATACGCCCTAGCGTTGATTCTCGGGCCGGTTGTATACTGAGGCATGGCTCGACCCACGCCACAGAATCCCATCTTGCTGGTTTGTGCGATGACCATCGTCGTTTTCGGGATGGCCTACTGCAGCCGCGAGAAGCCGGACGATATGGCAGCCACATGCCTCAGCGGCGACGCCGGCCGGATCATGTGCATTGATCGCGGCTATCAGGTGCCGCCAGAAGCGCGATATCGGGCGCATTGTGCCATCGATCCGGTCGGCTGCAATCGCTAGAAGCAGTTGCCTCTATTCCCGGCTGTATCCGAAAGCGTAATGTGGGCATTCCCTGGCCAGTAAGCTGCAACTGACGTTGAGCAGGCATTCGTCGCGCCGCCTGTATTAATTTCGCCGCCAAAACCGACCTGTGCGCCGGTTCCCGTTACCGAGCTTGAGTTTGTCAAGGAGGGCATAAACATGGCCCCGCCTAGTTCGACATAAGCGCATGCCGAACCGCACGCGCCCGTTCCGGATACAGTCAAGGCGGCCGCGTTTTCAAAATATCCGCCGTCGGTCACGGCCCAAATCGATCCCATATTTCCGCTGATCGCAAGCGTCGAGGCTGCGCTATAAATGTCGGCATGGGAATGTGCAAAGAAACAGTTGCCGCTAGGAGCCCCGATGGTGCCGCTTGCGCTCATGGCGTCGCACTGCATTGGCCCTGTGATCTCTAGTTTCGTACCACCACCAGAAACATAGATGCCGTCCTGAAGGTTTGCTCCTCCGGCCAACTCAAAGCCACAGACATTTATCATGTCAGAAAACGTCGACTGAATATCAGCCTGCTGCGCAGAGCCGGGATTGAGCTTCATATTCGTTGGCGTTGTGCAATCGCCCTGATAGGCCGGGATGCCGCCGACGAACTTGACCCCCACGATTTTCAGCAACTGCGCGTTCGCCGTAATCGAGCACGGTGGCGAACTGCAAGTATGCTGCCAAGTGATGCTGCCGCCGCCTGACGTGTTGATGTCGATCGCCGCCGATGTAATAGTGGCGGCCTGGTTTGGCGTCAGTAGCGCGCCGCCGCTGGAATTTGCGAGACCATCATTACTATCCGAGCCGTCCGGCCGCACATAGAGGGTAACAGAGCTATTGAGCCGCCAACGTTGCGGATATCGAATAGTCTGCCAAGCAGAATTAGATGCGGCGACTTCTACCGCCATCGTCGGATAAAGGTTGGTGCCGGCAATGTCGCTCGGAAAACCCGACAACGATTTTGCGCGGCCGGTGTCACCATTTTTAACGGTGATCACGCACCAGCTCGGAAAGTTCACCGCAGCCGGAAGCGTGACGGAAATAAAACCACTCGACCCCGAGCCCGACTGAACGAACGGCCGAAAGCAATCGCTCGGCTGTAGCGTGTAGTTCGCAGTCTGGATGTTCGGCGGCAATAGCCGCTTGGCGATGACCTGCACCGCCTGGCCCGGCATGTCCCATTCGCCGGCATAGGACCACGATGCGACAGAGATAAGAAGGAACGGAACGATCAACCAGTTCGGCGACAGGGAGCGAAGCCACTTCATGATCAGAAATCCGCCGCGACGACGACGATGTTGACCTGATCCGACGTGGTCAGAGCCGTCGCGAACGTCGCCTCAAGCGTGGTCGAGTTGCTGGGCAGAAAAATGTAAGGATTTCCCGCCGCATCCAGCGGCAGCCCGGGCCAGTTCGCGAGCATGTTGACGGGCGGTGTACCGTTGGCGAAGCCGGCATTGGAAGCGATGGTGACCGCCGTGCCGCCGAAGCATGTGCTCGATCCACAATGCGACGAAGAGCTCGTCGAATACTGGATCGTCACCAGATGCGAGGCGGAGCCATCGTTGCTGGTGACATAGATGCCGACGATCTTCGATCCGTTGGTGCCGCCGGTATAAATCGTCTTGTAGGTGCCGGCGGCGTCCGTGCCTTGAATGTAGCTCGTCGCGTTCGTGTTCGGCGTCTGCGGCAGGATCGCAGAATTCGGCGTCGTCGCGCTGTAGGCCGGCGTGAGCAGGACTGAGGCGGCGATAGCGCCAGCAAATAAACGACGATGCCAATCGCGCTTCATTGAACTGCTCCATAGCTAGAGGCCACGAACGGCGCCAAAAACGGTGCCGAGACCGTGCTGCCCGCGACCTTGATGTACGATCCGGCGGTAACGCTGCCGCCGCCTCCGGTGCTGGCCTGGATCTCAGGCCCGAATACTTCCATGGCGTAGGTGCCACCCGATCCGTGGGTCGACAGAACCCGGCCGACGACCTGACCGCTCGTCGGGAACGTCGAGCCGCCATCGTGACAATCGCCGCCGACGGTCGAACTGATCTGGACGTAATCGCCGGCCGTGGTAGCGCCGTCAAAGATGCAGGACGCCTGGCCCTTGACGGCGATCTGCGCGTTGCTGGTGGTGCCAGCGCCCCCGACGACCACGCCGATCACGCCGCTGGTGTCGGATGTGCCTGCGATGACCGCCGTCGACGGCGCGCCGGTGAGCTTCGCAAGCGCGTTTAGCGTGGTGCCGGTCGAGGAAGCATTCGCGATTTCGACCGACACGAGCTGAGAGCCAAGGTTGATCGGCTCCGAAGTCGTCACCTTCGTGCCGTCGTCCGCCAGCGCCGAGGCGACTGGAGCGGAAGAACCCTGTCCTTTATAGATCGCGTTGCTCGTTGGCGACGTAACCTGAGCGAAGGGATTCACCGAGACCGTCGTGACCGCGGTCGCACGGCCCTTGCCGTCGAACGTGACCTGCGGAATAGCCGTCGCAGACCCGAAGGTGCCGACGTTCGAATTGACGGTCGCCAGCGTCAAAGCGCCGCTTGCCGCCAACGTCGCATCGCCGCTCAGTGCCTTCGACAGCCAATCGCTGCCGGAACCCTGATCGATGACAATGTTCCCGGCGGTCGCGGCCGTCAGCAGATTAAAGGCCGACGAGCCTTCAGCCTGCAGAAGCGAATGCGCCGTCGGACTCGACACACCGCTACCGCCGCGCGCGCTGGCGAGCGTGCCACTGGAAATATTCCCGGCATTGGTGGCATCGGTCGTCGCGCTTGCGGCGAACGACGTTCCGTTCGTCTTGGTGCAGGTGATGACGTTCGAAGTTACGGTGCAATCGCCGCTGATCAGCCCAAGAACATAAGCGGCGATCTTCGAGGCCGTTACCTTGAGCCCGCCGGAGCCGGGCGTCTGCACGGTGTAATAGAGGTCCGTCCCATTGACGGACGACACCGAACTCAACGCCGAAAGCGCCGTGTCTGCGGCGACTGCGACGGGAATGCCGGCAAGGATGAGCCACCATGCTATCCAATACCGCGCGGCAAATTTAGCGATCCAGTTCATATCAGGTTTCCAGATCGAGCTTGCTGGTGCCGTCTTCGAGCGTCAGGTGTGACACTCCATCCTCGAGCAAGAGACCGCTCAGCGGGACGACGACCGCGATCAACCGAAGCGGGTATTGCACGACGAAGGTCTTGCCCATGGTGCTGACGAGCTTCGGCGCGCCTTCGAACTTGAAGGTCGCACTCTGCCCGGTCCGCGGGTGCACCCAACTGAAAGGCTGCGTCCCCGACGAAAGAGTGAACCGCCAGAAATATTTGAAATCTTCCCAATTGCCGGCCGAAAACCATTGCTCGATCGTGAGCAGATCCTGCGAGATCGACATGCGCCGGCGCAGTTTGGCTCGGCCAACGTCAGGCTTGAACGTCCGCAGATTGGTTTCAGGCTGTTCGCCGTAGCTCCCCTGCTGAACGCCCTGATTGATCCAGGACGGATATGCAGCAGTCATCGCGGCCGCGGCCGCAG